TAGAGGCACTATAATGTATAAAGACAAAACAAACAATAGGAGACTCAAATGAGTACCATCCCCACCACCAGTAAGTATGTAGACTTATCACTTCTACACCCCCGCTTTAAGGCTCGCCTAGAAGCGTTCTTTGCAGACCCACAGATCAAAGGACGAGTGTCCGTTGTGTCAGGCTGCCGCTCGTACGCTACCCAAAAGCGCTTGTATGACCGCTATAAGGCAGGCAAAGGAAACCTAGCAGCCAACCCAGACCGTAAGCATGGCGCTAATGGTTGGTGGCGGGGTTCTTACCATATGGAACAAAAAGATGGCTACTGTTACGCTGTGGATTTTCGTATTGTAGGCCGAGGCATTACGAAGTATGGAGTTAATGTTATTGCTAAAGAGTATGGACTTGTTAAAACAGTGTCATCTGAATGGTGGCATCACCAGCCACGTAACTCTACTGGATGGTTTGACGCTCCCAAGATGGGCAAGGAACTTACCAACACCCCCAAGAACCCCACTAAGGCAGAGAAAAAGAAAGTAGACGACGCTCTAACCCGCTACGTGNGTAAGCACCCACTTCGTTACCGTTCTCGTCATGAGGCTGTTCGTGTGATGCAACGAAAGTTAGGCGCCCTCGGGTTTGACGCNGGGCCTGCTGACGGAATCTTTGGTAGACTTACTAGGAGAGCCGTTAAGCAATACCAGCGAGCAAACAAACTTGTTGTTGACGGCATTATTGGTCGCAACACGTGGGCCGCCCTAACCAAGTAAGGATTAGCCAGTGACCACCATCCTCGTACCCTTCCAGTTCAACCTTGGTTCCTTGGCGACTACTAATGATCCTCATCAGGTTGCTCGTCAAGAGATCATTGATGTTCTGATGACAGATAACTACGAGCGTGTTATGAGCCATACCTATGGCGCTAACACCTCGGAGTTACTGTTTGAGGGCTTAGACCGACTTGTTATAGCGGACTACAAAGAGGAAACACTGGCCATGCTTAACGCTCACATGAGCAACTGCTCGGTCACGGACCTAACGGTAACAAACTCTCCACCCGATGGGGCAGGGAGTGGACCCGGCGAGGTAGGTACCAATATGTATGTAAACGCTTATTACCGACTGCATGGGGACGTTACAGCGGCCTCGGTGTCGGTATCCGTTGTTGATCCCGCCACGATCAACGCATCAACACCCCTTTAAGGATAAACATGGCTACTGATTATACAAGCAGGGACTTTGACTCTGTTAAGGCAGACCTCATAAGACGAGCACAACTCACTATCCCTGAGTGGACAGCCTCTACACAACCGGACTTCGCCATGCTTATGGTGGACCTCTGGGCGTACATGGCAGACATCCAGAACTATTACATTGACCGAGCACACACCGAGGGCTTCTTGGCCACAGCAACACAGAGGGCATCCGTCCATTCTCTCGCTCGTATTATGGGGTACACACCTAACCCCCGTACCTCCGCTACCTGTAGCGTGACAGTAGCCAACAGTAGCAGCGCTTCTATCACCGTGTCAGCAGGTACCGTTTTTGTTGTACCAGAGACATCGTCCAAGGACGCTGTATACTTTACGTCCACGACAGACACCGCGGTAGCCTCCGCTGGTTCTTCTGCTGTTGCCGTTAAAGAAGGACGGTCAGTATCTGAAACACTCACCACTAACTTCTCTGGTAACGGTGGGGAGTCCTTTGTTCTCTCAGAACAGAAGGTTGTCCCAGACTCTATAGCCGTTACATCGGGAGCAACTACCTACTCCTATGTGGCACGCCTAACTGACGTGTCCGCTAACACACCATCATTCACCACGGTGACCGACAGTATGGATAATACCCGTATTGTGTTTGGTAATGGTATCAATGGTCTCGTCCCCACCACAGGGTCTACCGTGTCAGTTACGTACCGAGTGGGCCAAGGCATTAAGGGTAACCTTTCTACTAACGCCATAACGGTATGGAACACTCCAGTTGTTGGACTCTCTATCTCAAGTTCAACAGCGTCCACAGGGGGAACTAACCCCGAGGGGATAACCTCTATTAAGAACAATGCCCCCGCTGTTCGCCGGTCACAAGACCGTGCCGTTACCCTGAACGATTACAAGAACGTTATACGTGGGTACTCAGGTGTATCTAAGACCCACGCACTAACGAGCACGTCCTCGGGAGCGGTCACCATTAACTATGCAGCGCTCCCTAGTTACTCTAACTATGAGAACCTTGCTAGTGGAACGACCAGTCTTAGCCTGACCGCAGACTTTGGTAACGCAGGAACAGACATTAATAGCAACCTCGCTGCTTACCTGACTGCTCGTTCTATGGTAGGCGTATCGGTGTCACAGATTAATACTACTGTTAACCTAGTGGACGTGTACATTGACTTCGGTGGTCTAACTGTTGCTGATGGTCACTACCAAGCCACCGTTAAAGAAGCGATCACGGCAGCCATAAAAGCGATGTTCACTTGGGACGCTGTTGAGTTTGATCAGGTCGTTAACTTAGGTGACCTTCTCACTGTGGCCAACTCTGTGTCGGGTGTCACTAACGCCACCATTAGCCACGTTGGCACCAGTGGTGGTAGTAACGTAGGTAACTACGCCATCACAACCACCACGTCAAGTAACATCTATCTTCCCGTGATCAGAGCGGTATCCTACAGTGGTGTTACGGGTGGTATCGCCTAATGACTGAATCCCTACGACTTCGGGACAGTACAAGCAGCCCAGCACTCAGAGACAGTACTGGGTCTGGTGCCCTGCGACAAGATGGGTACGTTACTAACGCACCTGTGCCACTCGCTGGTTTTGTTTCCGCACGTATAGATGACTATGGCACCGTGGACAACTCTTGGCTAGCAACCGTACGTTGGTCTGCTGACGAAACACCCACAGCAACACTCCCCGCTTCTGGCGAGTACAACATTGCTGAGGTTCGTATTATCTACAACTGGGAAGGGCCACCCGAGTTCTGGAACGACGGTATCGTTTTAGATACGTATACACCATTGCACAGCGTGGAGCCTACTATATATCACGATAACATTAGTACTAGTAACTCACTAAGTAACTGGTTATACTATAGCCTGTTCTACAAGTACCAAGATAGCGCTGGCGCTAACTTTGTTACCCGAGCCGCTACCACCTCCGTTCTTGTGCCCACCAAACATGACCTCGGTGAAACCATGTGGAAGAAGATACCTCGCCTTTATCGTCGCCAAGATAAGGCAGGACACTTAGAGAAGTTCATTAAAGTCTTCGGGTGGGAGGCAGATTACATGAGGTCTCTTGTAGACGAACTATTGTCGTCCAAGGACCCACTACGCACACAATACAACTCACTGAATACACTAGCGAGTCTCGTAGGTTCCTCGTTTACTACACAAGAGTTGCGTCCATCACAGATGCGTGAACTCATCCATGACGCAGATAAGTACTTTGATCAAAAAGGTCGCTCTGACGCACTCATTGCTGTACTCTCTGTAATCACCGACTCTGAAGTTAGTTCACGTGAGTTCACCAACACTGGGTCCCCAACCACCTCGGCTTACGAACGTATCAAAGTGTTCGTATCTGCTGCGAGAGCGAACCTAATAGTTAACCCCACCTTAGTGGGCACTCCCAGCAGTTCTGGAACATGGAACTACCTAACGTCAGGAACAGTCGTGCCTGACTACAACAGTGCCTCTACTGGGGTCACCTTCACCACAACCGCTAATACTACAGGTACCGTTTACCTGTTCCCCCGTACACCTGTTCAGATAAAGCGCAAAGTTCCGTACTACTCGTCAGTGGAAGCCAGCATGACGAACACCACGGGACAGATGAGGTTGTATCGTGAAGAGCCAACCAACGCTGCCTCACTACCTGACCAGTCTAAGTACTTCACTACCGATGACTCCACCTACGCTGATTACTATAAGGACCTGACCGTAAGTGATGCACACCGCTATGGCACAGGAGAGTTCAAGCAACGTAGTGGTTTCTATCTGACACCCTCGTACGCAGAGACCTGCGCCATCTTTGAGGATGGTACCACCAACGGGGTCCTGTTCCGTGCCCGGCTGTACGCCAGTGGTAGCACAAGCCTGTACGGGTACAGCCTGAAGTTAACTCGTGTGGACGCTAATCCATCCAGCGCTTCCAGCGCTTCTCGTTTTGACCGATTTGATTTAGCCGTGTATGATGGTTCCACCAACGTACTCACTGCAAACAACCTTACGGTCAATGCCTCTGGAGAACTCATTGATGAGGACACCAGTGCGGTGGTAACTAAACTCACCCAGACCACGGGTGGGATTGATTTCACGCTATTGTTTGACGAGGTGGTTACACCAACATTCGCTGCGGACTTTCAACTACCCAGCGATGACACATCTACCTACGACTTTAGACAGTCGGGTGTGGAGGACCTCTACCCAGTTATTGTTCTTACGTTGGGTAACAGTGCTTCGGTAACTATAGACAAGTGGATATTCCAGCCCTTCTCCGATGGTCCATACTTTGATGGGTCTGGTGTTGATGGGCACTCGTACCTTGATGGTAGTTACATCACTAGCGATTACTATTGGTCGGGCACAGACAATGCCAGTGTATCCCTCTACACACCTGTGCGAAAGAGAAACCGTGCAGCGGTACGAAAAGTGCTGGCCGACAACCTTCCGGTCACCATGTCTACCGAACTAACTGCCTACGCTACAGACACAAATCATGGACACATCGTCACGTTTGATTCCTTGCCGGGAGATGAACGTGCGTGTGACCCGCACTCTTGGAACGCTGACGTGTATACTGAGGGGACCATCCGTACCAACAGCGATTAAGAGGTTTAATAAATGGAATACCTGCTCGGAGCACTAGCCGTCTACAAGACGATCCACCTACTTGAGTTGGCTGTTCCACCAGTCATGCCTTGGGTTAAAGTGGTGACTGCCACGGTACTCGGGTACGGCGTATCCTTGATTTTACAGACCCCTCATTTATTTGTTGACGGACTTATTATCGCCACGGTTGCATCTGGGGTACATTCCCTGCTACGCTTCGCCACGCTCGCTGGCGATCTCGTCATGCGAAAGGCTATACGATAAGGACACGACATGAAACAGTACGCAATAACCGGTTATGGTGACGCTCCAGAAGCAGTTATCCACGAGGGCTTGAGGGAACTAATGGCCTCGGGGGACACACTATTCTATGTTCCTTGGGTAGGCGGCCTGAAGACCAAACCGTCTGAGGGTATGCGTAAGGTTTACGATTTCCTTGTGGACAACAACGCTACGTTCACTCTGCTTGCTAAAGCACGAGACATGATTCATCCTGCCCTCGCTGGTGCCGCACACCAGATTAAAGAGAGCGGTACCGAAGCGCCCGACCTGAACTTTAAGAACCTGCCACAGGAAACAGTAGCACTCATCCTGTGGGACGAAGAGAACCCAGAGCGCACTGACGCACTGGTGTGTGAATACTTTGACAAGGGGCACAGCCTCCTAGACCTGTCTAACGGACTCACCCCAATCAACGTGGTGTCCCCTGTGGACGAACCACCAGCACCAGCACCCGTGGTGGAGCAAGAGGACGAACTAGAGCCACTCACTGAAGAGGACATTGACTCCATGCCACCCGGCGTGAAGAAACAGTTTGACAAAGCGGTAGAAGTAGAAGTAGTATCAGAAAGCAAGGTGGTTGAACAGACGGCAGAGCGGACGGGGGGCATTCATGTGAAAACATCCTTCGAGGCGGGCACTGAGTNTCAGACCGCTGCTACCATTGAAGTGTGCACCACAAGTGGCGACACTTTTCACGCAGACATACCAGAAGAANTACTACTTATAATACTCACCCTGTTAAGTATGGTGGACTGTTAGTAAGGCAGCAAGAATGGATCTGTTCGGAAGACTCCCCTCGTGGGCGCTACCATACCTCAAAGGAAAACCTAACGCCCGATCCGCACTGATGGAACTCGTTTGCCTAATGTCGTTCACTACGAACACAGCACACATTGGGTACAAGCGGTTAGCAGAGCGGATGGGGTGTAGTGAACGCACAGCAGCGAGGGCTATTGACGTGCTGATAGAGGTAGGGGTTATTTCTAAAAAGCCAAGCCAGAGGGCTAACGTGTACGTTATACATATGAAAGGAAGAGGAATGGACTGGGACGAGTTTGAAACACTGGGTGAGGACTCAGAAGTCAAGAAGGAAGCACCGGTACCTAAAGGGTACATGGCTAGGCTCATCAAACACTTTGACTCCGAACTACGTCGGGTGGAACCTAATAGCGTGATGTCTCCCACGAATGAACCGGCCCTACGCAAGCACTTCAAGGAACTGATCAACAAACATGATGCCTCTGAGAGTGTAATACAGCGAATGATTGACCTCTTCGTTCTTGATATTGAGAGAGGAACTATGGTCATCAGTGACTCTGGTGCATGGCGATCCTTCTTAGGTAAGCGGGCAGAACTACTTCGCCGTGTTAAAGAAGAAGGACAGTCCGTGGTGTTCATCAGAGGTCTTGACTAATGAGAGAAGAATGGCACGGACGGGCTTACTGGAAGAACAGGCCAGTGGAAGAACGGTTGTCCCTTGCACAAATACCACCGCTGTTTGAAGAGTCCAGACTATCCAATTATGACCTATCAGTGGGGTCGTCTAACGCACATGGGGCAGTAACAGAGTGGCTCACTAGTTTTAAGGACAACAGGGAGCACGGCACAAGCCTGCTCCTTTGTGGAGAGGTAGGGTCAGGAAGGACACACTTAGCCGTGTCTGCCCTCCGTGGTGCTATCACCTCGTACAAGCAATCGGGGTGCTACATAACAGCAGCAGGGTACCTACGTGCTATGGATGACTTCCGTAATAATGGTGGGGTGCTATCAGATGAATACCCTGATGGCAACATGCTTTCTTACCTGCGAAAGGTATACGACGTTGTGGTAATAGACGACGCAGACATGGCGCGCACCACCGAGTACGCTTCCCGTGAACTGTTTGATCTTCTGGACACACGAGTAAACAACAAGTTGTTAACGATTGTGGTGAGCACGTTGGCATCTGCCCACAAAGGCAACATCGTGAGTGCTCCCTTTGGGGCTTTGTTAGACAGCCACTTCGTGACAGCCTCGCTGTCCGACCACCCACAGGCAGGTACATATGGAGAGTAATGACATCTCCTTCTTCGTACCTATACAACAGATATGTATGTTTGAGGGTGTACTAGCGCACCCACCTATCAAGAAGATCGCCAAGTTACGAGCGGCCCGGATGAAAGCAAAGGGGGACTGGAAAGCGTACATTGGTATGTGGGAACCCTACGAGTTACCCCTGAAGTCTATCATTGACTCTGTACGACGTAGAGGCATTGGCGTTGATGTTGTCACACTAATGGGGGATGAGGCAGCGGAAGCCATTGACAGTTGGCTGTTCAAGAGAGCAGCGTCCGTTCCCGTTCTTGGGTACTCGTCTATGAGAGATTTCTCTGACTCCGTTAAATACCATAACCCTTCTACAGTGATTCATGTTGGAACTGAGGAGCAAGCACGTATAGTTGGTATCCGGGCACGGGTGGCATCACCAGAACGAGAGATGGTTTTATAAATGGCTAGCGCAGAACACCTACTGATAAGCAAGGTACTAAAGGACCGTAGCCTTAATGAGGCCATATCCTCCTACGGCGTTACTACCGAACAGTTCTCTGGTGACTACGGTGACCAGTGGGTCTGGATAAACAGGTACTACGTTGACCACGGGGAAGTGCCCAGCGAGCGGGCGTTCCTGTCAGCGTTCCCGTCTGTCACCTTGGCCATCGTGGACACCGAGGTGCTCAGTGGATTGGCCGACGAGGTACGTACCTCTCACCTGATCTCTTCTACCACCGGGGTCCTCGCAGAGGCCACACTGATGCTAGATCAGGGACAAGATGACCCTATGCAGGCCATCAACTATATGTACGCTGCGGTACAGAACATTATGGGTGGTGCCTCCATCACCCGTGACATCAACATTGTAGAGACATGGAAAGAACGTCTAGAAGATTACGCCTACTATCGTGAGCATCAAGACGAGTTACTAGGGATACCCACAGGGTTCCCCGGTCTAGATGCCCTCACCTCCGGTCTGCGCCCACAACAGTTGGTCACCTTAGTGGGAGAGGCCAAGCGAGGCAAGTCCATGATGGCAATGGTTATGGCGGTCACTGCTAATGACACCGGTGTGACCCCCATGATGGTGTCCTTTGAGATGGGTGCCAAAGAGATGGCCGCTCGTCATGATGCCTACGTCGCTAAGGTGTCCCACGGTGGGCTGCTCCACGGAACGTCCACCTCTGAAGAAGTGAGCAGACTACAGATCGCCCTGCGGATGAGGAAGAACAGTAACCCCTTTGTTATCGTGGAAGACACATCGTCGGCCATGACCGTGGGTGGACTGGCTGCCAAGATAGAGCAACACGATCCGGGCATTGTTATAGTTGATGGTGCCTACATGATGACAGACGAGAATGGTGAGTCTCCCGGAAGCCCTCAGGCATTGACCAACATAACAAGGTCACTCAAGCGTCTCGCCCAACGAGCAGACGTTCCTATTGTTATTACCACGCAGGTTCTGTCCTCCAAGTTAACTAGCAGGACGTCACGACGGGTAACAGCCGACGCTATTGGGTACTCCTCTTCCTTCGTTCAGGACTCCGACTTGGTTATGGCGGTAGAGCGGGACCCCGATCACGAAGAGCGCTCCATTGTACGTATTGTGGAATCCAGAACATCACCACGAGGGGAGGTCACAATCAAATGGGATTGGGACACTATGAACTTCTCTGAAGTGGACACATCAAAAGACGACGATATAAACAACGACGACGAGGACAATGATGACTTTAATAAAGCATGGTGATGCCCTCCTAGACATACTACACAAACTAGGAGTGGAGGGTATAAGGGACGGAGGGGATGAGGTTGGTGCCCGGTGCCCCGTACACCTAAAGAGAACAGGGAAAGAAGATGGACACCCCTCGTGGTCCATCAGCAAGGACTCTGGACTTTGGATATGTTACTCGTGTGGCGCTAAAGGAAATCTCCTTCAACTAGTGGAAGAGGTGACAGGTAGTGCTAACGCCGAACAAGAGGTACACCAGTTCATAATAAAGTCAGGACTAGAAAGGCTACAAGCGTCAATAGGGGACGACGTAGAGGTAGAGAAGTACACACCAAACGCAGACGTTGACCTCTTCCGTACCTTTACACAGGTGCCAGAACAGTTGCTAGAGCATAAAGGAATAGACCCAGAGGTAGCAAAACACCACGGCATACGTTGGGACACAGAGAACCGTAGATGGATAATACCTATAATGTCCCCCACCGGTGATCTATGGGGATGGCAAGAGAAAGCAAAAGGGTACTTCCGAAACGTGCCCACAGGTGTTAAGAAGTCAGAGACACTATTCGGCCTTGACAGATTCAGGGCTAAGACAGCAGTACTACTAGAGTCCCCCCTTGATGTTGTACGACTAGCCTCTCTGCGCTTGGGAACGAACACACTAGGGTTAGCATCCTTTGGGGCGCATATCAGTAATGAACAGGTGCGCCTAGCAGTACATTATTCTGATAGACTGGTTATTGCGCTAGACAACGATGAGGCTGGTATAAACGCAGCGAACCGGTTGTTCGGACATTGTCCGAGACCACGTCACGGTTTATATTTCCTCAAGTACGAACACACGAAAGCAAAAGACTTAGGCGACATGACGAACAGTGATATAGAAGAGGCTATTAGTGGGGCCACCTACCTACCTTGGTGGTTAACCTAATGTCCTTTGTTGGTACACTCTACCCCTTCCAAGAAGAGGCCCACGACCTTATGGTTGACCGTGGGTCAGCGATGGTGTGTATGGTCATGGGCGCTGGCAAGACCCCCACCACACTCAGCGCTTTGGAGGCATTGTTTGACAGCGACGACATTTCCCGTGCGCTTATCGTTGTTCCTGCTTCCCTCAAGTACCAGTGGCTGTCTGAGATCAAGAGGTTCTGCTCAGATGGGAACACCTCGTACAAGGCGGTAGTTATTGATGGCCCACCTAAAGGTAGAGAGGCCCTCTGGCGAGCCGCTGTTAGCGCACGGTACATTATTGTTAACCCTGAACTTCTTCAGAGGGACATGGCCTACCTCGGCAAGGTACGTGTAGAGGCTATTGTCATTGATGAGGCCACCATGATCAAGTCTCGTACCACTAAGAGGTCCCGCTTCCTAAAGCAACTAGGTAAGAGAGCGATGTACAGGTTCGCTCTAACAGGACAACCCATAGAGAACCGACCAGAGGAACTGTTCTCTATCATGGAGTTCGTGGATCCCTCCGTTTTGGGCAAGTTCAATCTGTTTGATGACACCTTTATTGTGAGGGACCACTGGGGTAAACCTTCTCGCTACCGAAACCTACACATACTTAAAAGTAGCCTCTCTGACGTAATGATACGCAAGACACGGGAAGACATACAAGACCAACTGCCTACCGTCATTAACAAGGTCATCCCCGTGTCGTTTGACCCTGCTGGTGCTAGCGCTTACCAAAAGATAACCAGTGACCTACTTCGCAAGATACACGATGCTGTCTCTACCGGCAAGATGAACCGTACATTTGATCTGTGGAAGCACTACAACGATTCTGAGGGCAGCGCTGTTCAGGGAGAGATTATGTCCCGACTAACGGTACTTCGTATGCTCTGTGACAACCCGGAGTTGGTTCGCCTGTCCGCTGATTTGTTCGCTGACAAGTCTACCAATCAGGGCAGTAGTTACGCTCGCAAGGTTATAGACGAGGGCGTACTAAAGGCCACGAGCAAGTCACCCAAACTGGATGCCGTGGTTGAGTATGTTACAGACATCTTGACAGAGGATGAGAACAACAAGATTGTTATCTTCTCCTTCTTCCGTCGTAACCTATCTCTCTTAGAAGATGCCCTCAGTAACCAGACCACCTGTGTTAAGTTCATGGGTGGAATGACTGCCTCATCACGCAACGACGCCAAAGAGCAGTTCCGTAATGACCCCAACACTAGGGTGTTCCTTTCTTCTGATGCGGGAGGGTACGGGGTGGATTTGCCTATGGCTAACCACCTTATTTCCTATGACCTACCTTGGTCAGCGGGAAAACTAGACCAGCGAGAGGCACGCATAATTCGCCTCTCCTCCGAGTTTCCTCATGTAACAATTACATCTTTTGTCATGAAAGGTAGCATTGAGGAGCGACAGTACGCTATGTTGAATGAGAAGCGATTAATAAACAAAGCATTCATTGACGGTGGATACAACAAACAAGGTCAGTACGAGATCACTATGGGGTCTCTATCCGACTTCCTAACAAACGCAGAGGTATAACAGTGGAACCATTGAGCGAAGAAGAGGCACAGAGAGTACGGGAGGCGTACGCAGCGGGACGACAAGAGGTATCCGAGAAGTATGCCTTCAACGCACGCATGGTAGATGAGTACAAGGCCGCTAAAGAAATGGCCGACTCTGCTAAGAAGCGTGCCGATAAGTTTAAGAAACAGTTGTCTGATTTAGTGGATGCTGATGGAGAACCAGATCACAATGGTCACCTGTGGCTAGAACTTGGTGACCACAAACTCAAGCGAGAGCGCCGTGTGTCTCGGTCCTTTGATACGTCGGCGGCTGAGTCGTGGGCACGAGAGGCCGGTCTGTGGGATTCCGTTAAAGAGGTTGTGGAAGTCCTGAGTGAAGATAAGGTACTCGCTATGGCTTGGGATGACAAAGATATTAACACCATCGTACGAGAGTTTTACGTGGAGAGGGAAGTGTGGGCGTTCAAAGTATGAGCAAGGACGCCACATACTTCAAGTACCTACTTAAGAAAGAGACAGGTGAGGTACTAGAAGAAGAGGAAGAAGACTTCCCCGGTACCAAGGTACCTATCAACCGCCCCGGAGGAACAAAGAAGAAGAGATCAGATACGGACGACCGTATGTTTGGTGCCAATAAGAAACGGTACCGAATAGGTGGAGAACTACTGGACTTCTATACCATTGGTGATATTGCCAAGGCAGTAGGTCGCACCGCTACCACCTTGCGTTCGTGGGAGGACAAGGGTCTAATACCCTTTGCTAACTACCGAACACCCCCTCCTAAAGGAGAGCAGATACCCGGCATTGTTGCCAAGGGTCGTCGCCTCTACACCGTTGAGCAAGCAGAGTTCCTGCTTGACGCAGTTGAGCATTTCATGCTTGACGAAAGGTCCTCTGCTGACTGGCAGGGGTTCCGTAAACATACAGCAGCCAACTGGCCGCTCTAACAGAAAAGAGATAAGTAAATATGCCATTAAGTTATGACGAAGAAACGAAAGAAGAGAAAGAACCCCCAGCAGCACGTACCGTCGTGCGATCTGGCTGGGAGGGCGTGGACAACGTCACCCCGGTGTCTACTAACTACGCACAGCGTCTCAAGGTAGGCGCTGACCCGGTGGTTGTTAAGTTCCTTGAGAGCGCACCATATGCGTCATGGAACCGTCACTGGATCACTCGCTCTGGCAAGATGTCCTTTGTGTGTATTGGTGGCCCTGACGATAGTGGTGATTGTCCACTTTGCAACATGGGTGACCGTTCTCGTCCTATGCACGCCCTCAATGTTGTGCTTATGTCACGAGGAGAACTACCAGTAATCCGTTCGTACGAGGCTGGTACTCGTGTCATCGCATCACTCCGAAACTTCAATGACTCGGAACAGCAGGGACCCCTAGACAAACACTACTGGGCAGTAAGCCGCAGTGGTCAAGGTCCACAGACACAATACAACCATCTAATGGTTAAAGACCGTGACCTGTCAGAAGACTGGGGAGTAAACCCACTCACTGATTCAGATCTAGCGGACTTCCGTGAAGATATGTACACTAGTGACATTATTGAGAACCCCACTAAAGAGGAACTCATGGAGATCGTCAAAGAGACAACTGGAATAAGGTAACCCGATGTCCGTTAGTGTTAAGGACCGGGGTGCCCGAACAGACCACCCCGGTCCTTGCTACCTCACCACAGTTAAAGAGATTGAGGAACTAGTACGGGTTGTACAGTCCGTAGGTTCCTTTGCGTTTGACGTAGAGACCCTTGGTGTTCTTACCAACCACGCTGACCTTCTAGAACTTCTAGACCAGCAGGTAGAAGAGCACATCGCTACACTAAAGACCATTGTTTCTGGTACTAATGATAGGGTGAGAGAAAACAAAGCAGCAGCCATAACCAAGGACTTGGCTCTTGATCCTATGCGTAACGAAGTTATATGGATGGGCATAGCAACGCATGGACACTCGTGGGCTATACCTATGGGTCACCCTAACGGGGAGATTATTGAAGAAGAAGAGGTAGGGGACGGGAGCACAACACCACCCACTGGTCTGCGAAACATACTAAAGAGTGGGAGGGAGTCTATGGCGAAGGCTAAGTATGTTAAGCACGCTGTGTTCGGCCCTCCCCCTACACAACTATCTAAGCATAAGGTTTTTGAAGCACTACGACCAATCTTCTTTGATAGTAGTATTACTAAAGTAGGTCACAACGTAAAGTTTGATGCTAGGTCAATATACAAGTACTATGGAGAGATGCCAGTTGGCCCTTTCCGAGACACCATGATAGCCCAGCACATTCTGGATGATAATCACAAAGGTTACTCCCTAGTTAACCTCATACGTACACACTTTGATGGATACAACCCCTACGATAGGGAAGGTAAGATCGGTGCTATCATTGCCTTCTCCCCTTTCTCTGTATCCTGCCGGTACGTGCACTTAGATGCTCGCTGGACGTGGCTACTCTATAATAAACTTATGTCACAGTTACCAGAGTTCGTGTCTGTGCTTGAGCAAGACTCAGAGGTACTTGAAGTTCTTATGAACATGGAGCATGAGGGCATCACAGTAGACCGTGATGGCATGGTCGCTCTCGGCAAAGAGTTAGACAGTAGGCTCCTTGAGTTAAAGGTGAACATGAATGCTCTCACCTACCCCGGATTCAACCCTGACTCTGTTGTTGATAAGAGGCGCTTCCTATACAGCAAGAAGAGCGAGGGTGGTCTAGAACTAACACCCATTAAACAAACACTAAAAGGACAACCGTCGGTGGACCAAGAGACTCTACGAAAGATGGAAAAGAAGAATAAGGCTATTCCATTGTTTCTAGAGTGGTCTGAATGTAAGAAGACGAAGAGCACATACGTAGAGGGTATGCTCCCCAAGATTAACAATGGAAGGGTTCACCCCAGTTTTCACCTGAACCGTACAGCCACGGGCAGGCTATCTTCGTCTAACCCCAACCTACAGAACATACCGAGAGAGGCCAGCGTGCGTGGTTTGTTCTGCGCCCAAGAGGACTCCACCCTACTTGTTGCTGACTATGACCAAGTAGAACTCCGTGTAATGGCTATGTTTAGCAAGGACGCCAATATGCTGGACATCTTCCTTAATGAGAAGGACATCCATTCGGGTGCTGCGGCTCTTGTGTTTAACAAGCCTATTGAGGAAGTAACAAGTGAAGAGAGGCAGATAGGGAAGGCCACTAACTTCCTCACGGCCTATGGCGGTGGCGCTGGTAAACTTGCTGACTCCGCTGGTATCACGGTAGCCCATGCTCGTAACGTCATCAACCAGTACTACGAACAGTTTAGCACGCTCTCTAAGTGGAAGAACTCAGTAGTTAGGCAAGCACAACGTGACGGCTTTGTAACCACTATATCTGGGCGCAAGCGGCGACTACCAGACATCAACTCTGCTGACAACGCAGACAGGTCACGAGCAGAGCGACAATCGGTCAACGCTGTGGTGCAAGGAAGCGCCTCAGACATCTGTAAGAAGGCCATGATTAAGTCCTTCAAAGAACTTAACGGAAGTGGTGCTAAACTGTTAGTACAGGTACACGACGAACTTGTCGTGAACGTACCCAACCACTTAGACATGGAAGAAGTAACAGGAGTACTAATGGAAGCAATGGGACATGGAGTAGTCATAAAGGGTGTGCCCCTAGTTGTGTCCTACAGTACAGCACGCACATGGTCGGAGGCCAAGTAATGCCATTTATTGAGAACCTATCAGCAAAGCGTAACTTTTACCTCATGCTGTCTCCCCCAGATGGGCAAGACATCGCTACAGAGGCTGGATTAACACCAGCAACGGACGAGGTGCGAGAGTACGAGGAGAAGGATGTACTGCGCCGCTGGAGCCTCCTGACCAGCATGGGTGTCATAGAGTCCATAGAAGAGTCCTCTGAGTGGATGTCCGAGATAATGGTCAGGGAAGAGATGTTACCGGATGAAGAGGACCTGTCTGACGGGTCTGATTTCCTGATCCGTATTAATAATGATGACCCGGATTCCGATGATTACGCTACGTTTGAACCTGTAGAACACGAAGAAATAATAAAGATGTTCAAGGATATTAAGGAATCTGCCTACGGCACCTTTATGGGGTGTATAGTGTCAGCAGTGTCAAAACTTATAGACGAAGATCTACTACAGATATGTGAGGAAGAGTAATGGGTGACTGGTGGGCAGACCGACTGGCTGGTAAAGAGCCACAATCAAGAGAGGTGCGGGACACACCTAATACCCCACCCATAAACTTCCCTACGGCACAAACTAATCCGCAGCCTGTGACACAACCGTCACCACAAGAGCGGTACATTAACCAACAGCAACAGAACCAGCAGCACCACCCCGATCCTAATGGTCAAGTAACTATGGGAGATGCCATACGAACATGGCAAGGTGGAGAGGCATGGAAGAAGGACGGTCACCTTGTGTGCCCTAGTTGCGGAAGTAATAACTACTTCTCCCGCACATCACGCACCGGAGGCAGTATGATCAACGGAGCGTCCCCAGCGCCACGCTGTTATGAGTGTGGATACAACGGACTATATGAACAAGCAGACCAATCTGCTTGGGTAGCACCATAAGGATAATAGATTGAACACAACGACTTACGAAACCATTGACGAAATAGCGAGAGCAATAAACAAGAAACACGGGGAAGGGGCACTGATACAAGGGGACACCATAAGCATGGAGATGGACCGTGTCACGTCCGGTGTCCTTGCCTACGATCTTATGCTCGGTGGTGGCTGGCCTGTAAATCAGTGGTCAGAGATCATTGGTAGTGAATCCTCAGGAAAGACTGCTGTTGCGTACAAGACCATCGCTGCTAACCAAGCAGAAGACCCTGACTGGGTAGCCATGTGGGTGTCAGCCGAGGACTACGTTCCAGAGTACGCTGCTGCTATTGGTGTGGACCTCAACCGCCTGTGGGTGGTGGAGACCAACATAATGGAACGTGCCTATGACACGGTTCTTAGGGCTTGGGCTAACCGAGCAGTGGACATGGTGGTCATTGACTCATTACCTGCCCTTGTTCCCGGAGACGAATACGAAAAGGACATGGAAGCGTTCACTGTCGGCTTAGGTGCTCGTCTAACTGGCAAGTTCTTTAGAAAGTCTAACAACGCACAAAAGCGCTCTGCCACAGAGTATGACCGTCCTTGTACCGGACTCATGATTAACCAGTGGCGTGACAAGATTGGTGTTATGTGGGGAGACCCTCGCACTACACCCGGAGGCAAGGCCAAGAACTACCACTTCTTTACTCGTGTGGAGGTGAAGAAAGATGAGTGGATCAAGGATGGTAAGCAGGCAGTTGGGCAGACCATTAAGGCCCGAACCCTTAAGAATAAGACGTTCAAACCACAACAGCAGGCTGTCGTAGACTTTTACTTCACGGACTCTCAAGCATTCCATATGGGAGACTTTGACACCATTAAGGATATGTTAAACATTGCTGTTGCTCACGAAGTAATCACACGGTCAGGTGCCTTCTACTCCTTTGGAGACAATAAGTGGCGGGGTAGAGACGCTATGGTATTGGCCTTCCGTGAAGACCTAGACCTACAGGAAGGCTTAAAGAAACTGATTACTGACGGATGGGTGAGTGAGGATGCGAAGTAAGGAAGAACAGAACCGTATCCTAAACAAGTCAGTCAAGCAAGAGAAGCGCTCTGCGGAAAACTATAATGGCAGCCGCAATGTAATGTCGGGCGCTGGCTGGGTACGTAAGAATGATGTACGTACCGAGGACTTGCTCATAGAGAACAAGTTCACTGAGAAGCAATCGTACTCCTTAAAGTTAGTGGACCTCATCAAGTTAACGAGGGTCGCTGTCAAGGAAGACAGAATACCAGTAATGCAGATAGACATAAGTGGAAGATCATACGTAGTATTATGCGAGACAGACTTTATGGAGATGATAGCAAATGAGCAATGATGCATGGAAGGCTGCCGCTATGCGGGAGTCTATGAAGAATAAGTCAACACTGGTGTCCCTAGTACACCCTTTGTTGTTAAAGGCCAACGAAGAGTCCTCAGCCCTACGGGACACTAAACACTTTCACCCTAGTTCAATGTGTAAGAGGGACTGGTGCACACGAGAGACAGCCTACAAGGTTATGGGCTTTACAGAAAGTAACCCAGAAAGACCTAAGCCCTTTCGCACACTCAACATCTTTGAGGAAGGTAACCGGATACACTCCAAGTGGCAAGGATGGTTTAAGGACCTCGGAATACTAAGAGGAAAGTGGCTGTGTCATGAGTGTGAACACACTTGGTATGGGTCCGGCACGTGTGAGTCCTGTCAGTCTAAACAAGTAGAGTACCTTGAGGTTCCTGTTACCAATAAAGAGTTAAACATATTAGGTCACGCCGATGGGCACATTATTATGCCCGACGGATCTGACGCACTCATTGAAATAAAGAGTATGGGTATTGGTACATTCAGGTATGAGGCACCACAACTGTTCAACCAGTATGCACACAAAGAGATAACCGCTGAGGAGATGTGGAAGGACGTTAAGCGCCCGTTCCCCTCTCACTTACGGCAAGGCTCTCTATATATGTACTGTACAGGTATACATACTATGGTGTTCATCTATGAATGGAAGGCTGGGCAGGACGTTAAAGAGTTCACTGTTCAGTACCAACCAGAGGTTATCAGTGACATCCTCTATAACTGTGGATCTCTTGATAGTGACCTAAAGGCTGATCGGTTACCAGACCGTCCCTCATGGGCTGAGTTCAAGTCTAAGACACCATGTAAGTATTGTGCCTACAAGGACCTATGCTGGGAGTCATCATGAACAACCTTTACTCCAACAAGTTTAATCTAAAGTTCTCTCTGCCAGAACGTCCGGGCACTAGCCTGCCCGAGATACCTAACGACCTAGAGGACATGTCTGACCGTACCCTTATGTCATTGTACACAGAGGTAGTGGCGTGGGTCAACTACTCCAAAGCCGAACTGTCTAAAGCAGAGATCTCTGAAGAAGGGTCCCTAGCAGCACTCAAACATATAGAGACAGTAGTACTACTACAGTACGGGGATACCAATAAGTCTGAGAGAGTAACTATGGCTAAGGCACGACGGGATGTACACCCCGAGGTCATGGACAAACGTGGCACGTACCAACAGTCTCGCGCCTACCGTAAGTTAGTGTCTACTGTGTTTGACAGGGGAGAGCGTAACACAAGCGTGCTCTCTCGTGAGTTGTCACGACGTATAAGTGTTGCTCCTAACGAGCGCCGTACACAATGGACTAACGCATAATGGCTAACCCATCTAAACAAAAGGGCACATCGTTTGAGACCCTTATAAAAGAGTACTTACAAGGAAAGGGATTCACTGAGGCGTACCGCACGTCACTGGCGGGTGCCTATGATACGGGAGACCTAAATGGTGTGTCACAGGAAGGTACCGGACGTAAGGTAGCCTTTCAGTGCAAGAACCAAAAGAAGTTTAACCTAAGTGGCTGGCTTAATGACACTGTAGAACAAGCGAGCAGACTAGACAATGGTCTACCCGTGTTAGTTGTTAAACGACCCGGTAAGGGGGCACACTCCGTGGACGAGACCTATGCAATGATGCGGTTATGTGATGTGGTTGAACTCATGCAAGAGGCTGGTTACAGGTAAACTGTAGGTGAGACACTATTAGTACCACCAAGGAGTTCCCAATGTCAGAAAATGTTAAGTATGATAGCAGTGTTACCAACGATTCTATTATCAAGGTATCAGGATCAAGTAACCCACAGAGCGTAGGCTCTATTCTCGCACGTGCAATAAGCGCTGGTCACACTCCTAAAATGAGGGCTATTGGCGCTAGTGCGGTTAACCAAGCAGTGAAGTCATGTGCTATCGCACGAGGATTCGTTGCACCACGAGGCATTGACGTTTCCTACGTCATCGGCTTTGATGATATAATAGGGGATAACGGAGACAGCATATCCGCAATGTTCTTCAAACCACGCTGTAACTAACTTATGATTATACCTAACCAACGACAAGCCCTAGAACAGATCAAACCACACGGGTACCCCGATGGATCTCCTGCCATGCGTACTCGTGAGGGTGCCCCCGGTATTAAGGCCACCCGTTTTGCTCGTGAAAGCAAAAATCCTGTACCAATCGCTCCCTCGGGTAATGCCGCTGGGGGCATCTTGACTGCGTTTGGTACCTCAGGGTCCCATAGCACTGGTGTGTAACATAAGATGAGTAATGACTCAGGAACGAGCGGTAACCAAGCGGTATTCGCCAATTGGAATAGCCCCTCGCAACCGCCGGGAGCAGCCACATCAGCATCCCTCGGACCAGCCCCTAACTTCCGTAGCGCAAAAGATTACCTCACCTCGGGATACCGTACCGGTGTAGAGACCCAATACCCAGATGGGTACCTTGGTCCTATGGAAGGTAACCGACGAGCCGACAAGGTTCTCGGACATATTGAGCGAATGAACCTTCGCCAGTACAGCCGTGGTGTGCACAAAGGGGAGAGAGTAAACCCCTCGGACTACCTTTGGCCAGAAGAGTTTAATAAGTTTACTGGACTAAAGTATGAACAAATGGGCATGAAGTTTGCTCCCGCTGGTTCTGAGGCCCCTCGCCTAACAAATGATGGTAAAATAAGTGGTAGTACAGCGATGAAGCGAGCACAGCCCGGTTCAGAGAAAATACCAACTAACCCAGAACGGCAGTCCAGACTGAGGCACCTGATGCCTCTTTGGAGATAACCATGATAAAGCACCGATCTCAGCACCCAGATGACAGGACCACCCCCGAGGCCGGGCGTGCCCCTCGTCTCATTAATAAGAACCCTGTGACTGACGCTGTCATACGTCAAGCCCAGTACCTTAGCGCCCTAGCGGGTGCCCCCGTGGACGCTGATCCAGAAGAGGAAAAGTACACCGGCGGTGGTGGTGGTTCCCTGCACGCTGGGTCCGCTAGTGGTGTGGGACACACGCAGGGAGGTCTATCAGATATAGGCTTCTCAGACTTCACTGGTGATGATACACTAACAAGAGTTATTGAGGGGGGCTTCAATGAATGATGATCCTATTGTACATGGTCTAAACAGGGACAAAGCACACGGACGTGTTAATCGCCTGACCCATCACCGTGAGCAACAACACGAGGAGTACGGTTCACGTACTGCTGCTGAACACCAGCGTCAGTTTGAGGGAGCGCGCTTCCAAGGTGGCTCTAGTGGACGTGATTACCGTGGCTTTGCTGTAGACGACCGAGCAGAAAGCCTTCAGTTAGAAGGAGAGCACGCCCACGTAGACATGATGAGGGCACTCATGGAAGAAACCCCATCCGATACATTAGGCTCTATAGAGGGCCTAGATCACCTGTACTAATGACCATTGACCTGAGTATGAGTGGGGACAACGTCCCTGACATAACCACAATGGATGAGTCTGGTGTCACCTCTATTGACCCTGTCACCCTTGAAGGTTTGTTTATTAATGGACACGTTATGGGTTCATCAGGTAAACCACTTTTCCAAATAACAGCCCTCGGTGAGGGTAACCGTTCGTATAGAAACACCGAAGCCCGACGCACAGGGTTCCCTATACAATGGGAAGATGGTACTCGTAGCCATGACAGTTAACCCATCACAGTTTGGTGAACAGTTTGGGATGTCTAAGGACGAAGAGTCTAAGATAGCGGGCAGGGCACTTGGTGCTAATATCTTTGATTCAATGGAAGAGGCAGCGTTTGGGTATAAGGGCGGGTACCGAGACAATGTAGTCACCGACGCTTGGCAGGATGTTAACACACACTGGTCTGATGACCATGCTGCTGGTAATATACGACCACGTGAGAACGCTGAACAGCACGAGGACGCTGATGAGTACCCTATATACCACCACGATTTAGGGGACGGGTATAGCGCACAGTACCCTATAGGTAGTATGTACGCCACCATTTATAAGGATGACTCTCCTTTGGACGCTGTTAATATGTCCACACAATCTTCTTCTACTGCTGCAGAGGCCCGCTTTCGTAACAACCCTAGAAACATCAAGGTATCCATTGATGAGTCTCACAAAAACAACCTAGAAAACAACGGCTATGGGACTGAATAGACCAGTAGACGAGGATAACCCCGTTAACCAAGCATTCGCTCTACAGGAGTACCGTCAAAAGAGACGCCCTTGGCAGACACGACAAGAGTACCTTGTTGACATCGCTCTAGACTCTGCTATCTCTGACCCAGAGACCATACGTGCTACCCGACCGGTGGTGCCCCAAGCGCTAAACCCAGAGCGGCGAGGCTTCGCTAAGAGCGAGCAGGGCATAATGGACATTATCAATACGTCACGAGAGACACCCTCCTACCGATCTTGGGTGTCTGGTAGCCCAGTAATGTTACACAATGGGTCACTTGTTGACGATACCTTCAGTGGATCAGGCAGATACTCCATGACCCCAATGTGGACTTAATAAGAGTGGTATAATAGAACCATGCCAGCACCCCGATACATGAACGCAGATAACGTGGCCGCACAAGGCCAGTACATCTACACGGGACTTCACCCCGGCAGTTACCAGAGCGGACAAGGCGCTGGCGCTGGCGCTGGTGGCGGTGGCGGTGGTGGACTTGGTGGCGGTGGTTCCGCTGGTGTGGGCGCTGACCGAACAGCATCTGATGCAGGTAGGTCCTTTGAGTACGCCCCAAAGTTCAAACTCACTGTGGAAGATAAGCGTACAGCGGAGGAAGAAAGTACTCCTGATAACCCTGATAAACCTAAGACCCCTGATACCCCTGATACCCCACCACTGGACCCCCTGCCACCCTTTCCTCCTAGTAAACCGCCTACTGACATAGTGCCCTTTGAGAAACCCTTTGATCCAGCAACAGTTGGAACTGAGGCACTCCGTAAAGGTATAGACACAAATAAGATGATGGGGGTGGGTGGTCCTCTTGGGGATCGCCCGTCCACTAAACTATTCCAATCTCTAGGAATGAGCACCCCCGGACAACTACAAATAGGTTCCGGTGGACCAAGTACTAGAAATAACACCCGAGGTGGCTATGATGGCGGTCGCAAGGCAGCGTCTGACTGGTACAAAGCCGAGTCATCTGCAAGAGATGAGAAGAACGCTACACGCCGTGAAGGCACACGTGCCCGTAATCAGTGGCGATCAGAAAACCCAGCGGAGGCCGCTCGTCAAGACTTTGATAAGTCTATTAATAGAGCATCCTCTATCTCCATGAAGAACCCAGACCTCGGTCTGTTCCCCTCAGTAAGCAATTCTAAAATAGGAAGCAAGACCTATTAACTCCCACTACTATAAGGTGATATACTAAACTATGTCTGTAAACGAAACCCGCTCAATGAACCAAGACCTTGTACAAGGCAAAGACGACGGTGTCCGTAAGTTCCTCGCCCCAGACCGTGGTGGTGAGGTAGACCTTACTAACGTGACACAACGAGCATCAGAATTACCGTGGCACTATGGTGCGGATTCCTCTGGATTCCCTGTTAAGGTGTCTGGTGAGTCTGCCGCAGGCAGTTGCTCTTGCCAACACTAGACTAACTTATACAAAACTACTAACTGGAGTACAATTCAATATGCCACGCCTCTTGCTATGCAAGTCCTGCGGTGTCCTGCACAATATGCGGGACTACGAAGGAACCGCTGAGTACGATATGGAACTCATAGAGACTATTAATCGTCACTTGGGACAAGCCGCTGACCCACGCCCTGAATCCCATGTATCTATGATTATTCGCTGTGATGAAGCAACATCCAGCAAGTTGGATATGGAGACAGCGGTTAAAAAAGAACTCATGGACAATGAGATTGAGGTTCGGGCTATACGTGACGATCTCAAAGAGGATGCCCTGAAGTGTTTCAGTAAACACAGTCGCCCTAAAGCAGGATGCATTGACTGGCAGGATGAGTCTAAAACTGTTGGGCGCAAAACAGGGGTACCCAAGAAGCATCGTCAGTATCTGTGTATGTACTGTCCTGCTAACGAGCACTACGTATATAACTCTAGAAAAGAGTTGGGCCTGTACTCTACTAAGCATGACACAGTAGCCTCTGAAACTATGGTTAACGGCCCAGTTGGAAGGAAGCCCAAAGGGGCCGGTAAGAGCAAGTTGTGGACACCCCCTAAAGGTTAGTGCCTCATGATACTAATCACTATGGACACGCTGGCCCTACCCGGTAAGGCCCTCGGAGAACGCCTCCCAAGTGTTGAGGGTAAACGACTGTGGGGACTACTCTTCAGCCAGTACAGTGGTAGTATTATCCTCATTGCTGACGCTCGGGATGACAAGGATCACATGGAGCACTGGCTCCGAGTTAACAACCTAAAGCCGAGCATGATTGACTACGCTACGGACAACACTGCGGAGTCCAAGGTGCTCAGAGCAACACAACTACGTAACGCCTTTGGTGGCGTTGTGTGGTTCGTGGACATTGATCCACACAGCGCTCGCCTCGCCATTGAAGAGGGCTTACCCACACTCCTTGCTATCGCTCCCTCTGTGCCTCGTATAGAATGGCGCTCAGACAAGAAGACAGAGCGAAGAACATGGGACGATCTCGTTGGTGAAGTTGACCAACAGAAGATAATCAAAGCAGAAGCCACTTGGGGAGAGTTTACATGAATGTTATATTTGCTGGTGCGGAGAAGGGGTCACATTTATCCCTCCTACTCGCCTCTGGTGTCACCTCCTTTGCGGTTAACCTCACGCAGTTCCCGATACCAAAGCGCAAGGAACTAGTCCTCTCAGATAAGTTTAAGGGGGGAGACATTCTGGTATACGTTTCAGAAACCGATCTAGATATCCATCGCTTTGATGACTTCATTCGCCAACACGAGTCAGACCTCCATACTATTATAGGTATGCCAGACTATGATGGCGAATGGCTAGGCTCTAAGTACGTACCCATGTGGAACGACAAGGATGACCTAGAGAGGCTCGCTAACTTATGTGAGCGTGGACGTAGAGTCGCCTTAAGTGATAAAGCAATAACCTCTAAGACGCTCCCACGCATTAAACAACTACAGCAGCGTTGGGGAACAGAGATGATCGTGTTCACCTCTAAGGTTGACCTTATTGATTCTGGCCCGTGGCACACGGTAGTTGTCGGTTCATGGACATCCGTCATTCGCTACGGGGAGACGCAGGTGTGGGATGGTCATGGGCTACGTCGCTACCCAGCGCAACAAAAGGAAGCCGCACGTAAGCGGCACCGCTCTGACATCATTCGTCTGGGCGTTAACTACGATGATGTTATGGAAGACTCTGTGGATGCTCTTGGTATGCTCGCCATACGATCTTGGCAGGCATGGGCGGGCGAAGATACTTTGGCCTATGACCCCTCAGGACAAGACAACGATGGACTTCTAGACGACGAAACTGACACCGAAAAGGACGAGATAGTTACTATCGGGCAAAAAGACCATAGTGGAGACACTGGGGTTTCCACTAGTACAAGTATTACTATCGTAGGTCCTAAGAAGCGGCACGAGAGTGAGAAAGTATTACTACCCGGCGTGGGTCTGGAAGAGACTACCGTCTTTGACTCAAATAATGCCTCTGAGCAGGAAGAACCCAACGAGGCGGTGGTAGAAAAAGTAACCACTTTAGCCTCCACTGGGCAGTTATTGCGACAATGCGATAGTTGCTATCTCGCCTCCAGATGTCCCGCATTCAAAGAAGAGTCTGAGTGCGGGTTTAATCTGCCGGTAGAGATTCGCACGAAAGACCAGTTAATGGCAGCAATGCGGATCATGGTAGAGATGCAAGCGACCCGTGTTCTGTTCTCTCGGTTCGCTGAGGAGTTGGATGGGCAAGGTCTTGACCCAGCACTCTCTGTTGAGATTGATCGTATGTTTACCCTCATAGAAAAGATGAGAAACATAACAGAATCACGAGAACACCTGTCTATCTCTATGGACTCTCGTGGTGGCGCTGGTGTACTATCTCGCCTGTTTGGAAGTAGCGCTGGTGATCAAGCCAAGCAACTACCTAATGGTGGGTATGATCAACAGGACACCGACAAGTTATACGGCGACATCATGGATATTGAAGTATCTGATGATTAAGAAGTACTATGGTTATGGTTCATCGGAGGAACCTGACGACGACGCGGTACTTTGTGATAGCGCAGGAAATGAGTACGGGCAATGCATAACCTGTGAAAGGATGCTACCGCTAGTCAGCATCATCTGGTCTGGTGAATGCCATAACTGTAACAACAACAAAAAAGAAGGATAACAAAATGGTAGGAACACCTGAGTGGGTCAACAACACACCGTGCCTAGATAAGGCACAGTTCATGTGGTATCCCCCAGTGGACGCTAATGACCCACAGCAGTGGTACGAGATGGGACGACTCGTTTGCTCTACGTGCCCCGTATGGGAGGAGTGCCTTAACTATGGTACCTCTTACAAAGATGGCAAGGGAGAGAAGTTCGGTATGTGGGGTGGCCTGACTCCTGTAGAGAGACGCAGGTCATCTAAGACACACGGACAATGGGTAGACTACCGACGAGGTTGTCGTTGTGACGAGTGCACAGAGGCTCATGAGGAACAGATGCTGGAGGAACCTATTGACCTTAGCCTCCTGCCTGACAAAGAGACCCCGGTGTACGACACACCCGGTAGGTTTCTTTTTGATATGTCTTAGAGGTAACCTCTCTGGATGCGTACACTAGCGTCCATATTGCTCGCCCTATCCTTTGGCTGCGCCAGCACCCAAGTGGCCATATCTGTAAGCGGTGACCCGTATACACATAAGGTGTTGGTTGAGGAGGCTGAGTGGCCAGTATGGGTGCCTGATCCGTTGCCAATGGTCACCCACCCACCGGTCACCACTATGAGAGTGTCGCCTACTACTACTACTACTAC